GGTCGGTCTCTATACGGCGGGGGGGGGGGGGAAAGGGGGCGCCGACCCCCCCCGCCGTAACGAGCAATGCCTGTAAGGTTTTCAAGAAAACCAATCCCAAGAACTCCTGGATATCGCTCCACTGATTTTTCAGCTGCTTCCACTGACCGGCATATATCGACAATTCTGCTTGCGCTGATCCGCCAAACCGTTGTTCAACTTGTTTCATTACATCATTAAATATTTCGGATTTGGGTATGTTTTCATCTATCTGTATGCCAACACGCTTCAGCCCCGTTGTAATCCCAAGATAGGCTTTACCCATTATTTGCGCACTATCTTCGATTGATTTACCTGTAAATGCAGACATATCAATGGCCGCTTGTGTTGCGAGTTTAATTTCCTCGTTTGACATGCCATAAGATTTCATTTTTGCCATAATGGCAATAACCTGATCGTCTTCAAATGCAGTTGTGCGTTGCAACTGTTCCGCATAGGCTACGAGATCGGCCAAACCGTCGCGGGTAAAATCACCCTGGTTCTTCATGGCCACACCCATCTTTAGAAGAGCCTCTTCAGAATCCAGAAAAGCTTTTACGGGTGCTTCAACCATGCTTCTGATTTGATTAAACAGGTAAACTGTAGAAGCAACCCCCGCAGCGATCCCCGCCCAGGTTTTTTCAAAGCCGCCGCCCATTTCGGCAGCGGAATTTTTTACGTTATCCAGCGTCGCTGTGGCATTGCCTGCAAAATTAGCAATGGACACCGACCCTTTATCGGCACCTATTAGTTCGATTTTTATTTGTTGCGACATAATTCATAAACTCTTCTATTTTTCCCAGGTCTTCCCATTCTTCGGGGGTAAGATCGTTTGGTTTGAGTGGATATCCCGCTAAGCGAAGTTGCCGGATGCGGAACATCTTCCCCGTGTACTCATGGAGCTGTCCGGCCTTTTTCTTTTCGCACTGCTCACAAGTCCAGGCGAGGAGGTCATCGCCTATTTCTGCCCGGCATTTTTTTCCCTGGAGCGCATCGCATAGACCGGCGCGGATTGCCTCCAGATCGGTTATAAAGGGTTTTCGTTCGCCACGTTTTCATCTTCCGGCGCCGAAACAAGCGGATTCTCGAATACCAGGATAGCGAGTTGTGCGATTACGTCCGGCGCAAGTTCGTTTATGATTGCCTTCCAATTTTCTTTATACCCCGGAGATTGTTGATTTGATGACATCGGGCCGTCGTCTGTTGCAAAATCCCCGTCTCTGATGCCGATCAATATCCTCAGGCCATATTTAAGCCTCGCCTCGCCCATCGCGCTTTCTATTTTTTGCCCTCTGCGCGTGAGAAGGGCATTGGTGTAGGCGATCCTCTCTTCTGTTGTTGGATTCCGATAATATAAAATCAGATAACTATCGGAAATATTATCAAAAAACCGGGCCGCGTTAGGCTTGGTGCTCAATACTCTTGGCATAGTTTTTGCGTCCTTTCTTTAGGCTGCATACGTTATCTGTAAGTTTTTTACCTTCACAATAACGCTTCCGTAGGTTGAATCCTCCAGTACCTGGAGATCCCCGGCCTCGGCCAGGCGCTTCCCATCTACCGATACCGGCGCCGCAAGGACGCCGACTTTCGGAAAAATAAACTCTGCCTGATATTTATGCGGCGAGTCATAGATCGCGCCCTCAACCAGGATATACAGCCCCAGCGTGTCATTATCATCCATGTGCTGCTGCATAATGTACTCGCGGAATTCACGGTTCAATTTCAATTTCTGCGAGCGGCCTTCGCGGATTCCACGGGATGCGTAGGTGCCCCCGGCGCCAGGCACAAACTCCACTTTGAGCGAATTATTGAAAGTCCAATCAATGCTTTTCAATTCCGCTTGCAAATCACGCCCGCCAAGAAATGTGGTTCCGTTCCATTTGCCGCCCACCGTAAGCGTCATTTCCGACACCCGAAGCGGCGTCTCGTTTATCCGCGAGGGGAAGGTCATCCAGCCGCTTTCCGTGGGGATATAGAGGACCTCGTAAGTCGCGTCAGTGGATTCGATGATTGTTCCAGGGTCAGTTCCCGCGTCATATACCAGTACATATCCCGATGTATCCACGGGAATCGAAAATGAATCGTCTCCGATCAGGGTGATCGTGTGTTCCGCGTTGAGGGCCAACCACTCAGCTTGGGTAATTCCTGCGATAGTTGCCTTATCCCCGCTGATCAATCCGTGGGCTGTCCAGGTGACAACACAGGCCGCAGCCTTAGAAAGTCCCGCGATGGCCACCGCTGTCGCCGGCGGCGTAATCGTAATTATTGCCGGTGTCGCGCCGGAGACCGCCGAGTAAGCGACGTCCTGATATTCGCCGCTGTTCGGCACAAGCGCTCGTATCCGCTGCACATTGGCCAGCCGGGTAGCTGCATCGCTGCCCTGCACTGCATTGGCCGCCAAAGTAAGAGTAGTCGCATCAAACTCAGCGGTGATATCCTCCGTGGTTACATTGTTTGTGTATTTTCCTGACCCCTTTAGATTTCCCGTTATCTTCACCCAGGAATCTTTGGCAAATGTTGCCGTCAGCGAATCAACAAATATTGAGGCAAATCTTCGACGCAACACATTGTTCCCAAGTCTCTGAGCAGCCGTAAATGATGGGACTGATCTATCTTCATCCAGATCGCCCGCAATCGGCGTAATTGTATGTTGATATCCAGTTCCCGCGGCGCCGGTTGTCGTCGCGCCAAGGGCATAGGCGCACAGAAATGCGATATGCTGAGGCTGCGCTTTTTCAAAATTAAATGTGCCGGACGCCAGGGTGCCGAGATCATAAAGAGTGTCTGGCTCTTCATATCCTGTTGCCTCGTTGCTATTTGATTCCCGCCGCCTGTCGAGCTGGATAATGTCGCCTAATGCGCATAACATCGTCGTGTCGAGGGTCTGTTCGGTATTGATCGCCGTCTCGCGCAAGTTGGCAGAGACGGCAGTTAAATCGTGTGTTGCTTGATATGACCTCATTTTATCACCTCCATTTTCTTTCTGGCTTAGTGCTCGCCGCTACAGGCGGCTCGTGCTTATCAAACCGTTCTTCTTCCCCCGGTGGAATCTGTTCGTATTTTTCCCCTGTTCTATAGGTTTTGCCCCCCAGGGGACCCTCAACAACCGTAAAGCTTTCTTGGCCTGCTTTTAATTTGTACATCTGCGCCTCCTTGTTTATGCCCTCGGATTCCAGGGATCTGTTGTATATTCAACGGATAAGAAAAATCCGCTTGCTATAATTATTGATTCAAAATCATCAAATCCTACTCTCTCGCCCTCAAACATTTTCGTATCTTCTGCCAATCCGCCCCAGGTCACATCCTGCCCGATAGCAATCTCTATATCTGACAGCGCTTGCCGCATTATCAAATCCGGTGTGCTTGCCGGTGCAAGGAAGAGCTCCATTTCGATTTGCAGCGTTCTGACCCACCGCCCCGCTGTTGCCCACTCCTGATTTAGCCGGTCTCGGCACACGAGCGCTGGTAATCCTGATGGGTCAAGGCGTGTGCGGTACCAATAAATATTTTGGCCAAGATTAGTCTGGAAGACACCGCCGGCGGTCAAGATAGTTTTCAGCCGCGTATCTATTGCGGTAACGAGTAATTGTCTTAGTGAGTTTGTCAACGGCATATTATTTCACGTGCACCCTTGCTGTGTGTCCGTCGTTATCCTGCACGGCCAGTACTGTATAAACCGTGCTCCCCACGGTGAACGTTTCCCCCCGATCCGGCTCTTTACCGAGATTGTCAAGTGCCGCTTCGATGATAATTCCCTGAGCGGACACCGAAGAGATGAAGCCCCCTGGCTCAAGCAATGCGCTTTTTTCGATCATAATCTTTACGCCCGTCACCGCCGGGCCGGTTGATGGCGTATATGTCGCCGTAACCGCATCAGGATCACCGACCAGCGCGAAGGCCGCTTGGAGTCGGCGAAAATTATCTGCCCAGAGATCAGTCACGGGTCAACCTTTTTTGCGAATGTCTTCTGTATTAAGTCGATAATTTTATCCGACGGCACACCAGGATGAAAAATCGCAATCAGCTTGAGGATGAATGAAACGGCCACCGGAATCAATCCCAAACAGACCGAATATGTCGAGAATATCCAGTTAAACCAATCATTTGTCAGCAAGCTTTCCATGATTAATGCCTACTCTTTTTTTGTGATAGGACCCCCATCCGCCCAGGACAACGCCCCAATACATCGCATAGCGGACAAAATAACTCTTGCCGCGCACCTCCATCGCCTCCAGGAAGACCGCATTGGCTTCCGAAAATGTTGCCGGTGGCCTCGAATCAATACGATAGAGATAATCGTGCAAAACCGATTCCCTGTGTGCGCGGTCGCCGAACAGCATATAGGCAACGGGAACGCGCGGAACGCTGGCAAAGTCGGTCTCAAATCCTGCCGGAACCTCAATCTTACCGAAAAGATCGCTAACGTAGATCAGTGGCGAGTCGAGCACCCATACCCGGTCGTCGTCTTTTAGCCTCGCGTCAAGCTCCGTAAGAAATTCGCTCATTTATAACCAGTCAATCGAGGCGAGCGGGAATAGCCTCGGTGGTTTTTCTGATAGCATGAGGCCCGCCGCCTCATTTTATCGTTATCAGTCATTTCCCTTTCACTTTGCTACGGCACTTCCCGCTTTTTATTATTATCTTTTTATGCTTGCCCCGGATAAAAGAGCAACTATCATCGTAAGAATCATTGTGGATACAGCCACGGTCTTTACATATAATTTTTTTCATGCCTAAATCCTCGAATTCCATAATATCTCCTTACGCATCACATGCTCGCTATCAAAATAAGCCGGTCCAGTTTTGCCGTTAGGCCCGCTTTATACTCATCAAACAGTGTCAGATATGTCTCAGATACTGGTCGGTCAGCACGCAGATAATCCATAAGGATTAATTCTACATAGGCGTTCTCGCCGTGGAATTGCCGAGCAATCTCCAGCACCAGGGCATCATATGTTATCGGTTGCGCCAGTACAGTTTTGATCCCGATGAGCGCCGCAATTACTGCCCGCTTGCTTTCCGGGTGCTTGGCCAGCGCCGTCGCAAAAACTATATCTGTCGTCATGTTTACAGCGATATCCGGTTTAAATCCCGCACAGCCGGCTAAAATAAACGCAACCGTCAGCAAAATACAAAATCGTTTTCTCATTTTTTTTCCCTCTATGCCCTAAATAAATAAATTCTCGGCCGCCCCGTCTCCATCACATCTATATGCAGCCAACCTACGTCGGCTTCCATCCTCATAATTTTGGACAGCAAAGTACTATCCTGGTTTGCGATTATCAATCGCCGCGCATCTTCTGCGTTGTACCCGCGCACATCGAGATCGAACGCCTTACCCGTCCTATGCGCCGATCCCAAGGGTGAGAGATGCGCCGGATAGAAGGGCGGTCGATAGCCCCGAAATTGGAACTGCCCCCCGGAATGCCAATTATTACAAATAACCGGAACATGTATCCCCTTCAAAAGAGAAAAAAAATCGCTCAGGTCATCCAGAGCGAGTAAAGCATTCCCATCTAAATGCTTCCAGGCTGCCTCGCCTTCGGCCTCAAAAGTCACCTTATCGACCAATTCATGGAGTTGAAAGTTTTTCATCAATCACCATGCGGTATTATAACGTTTCCTGTTTTGAGTCCCTTGCACTCGGCCGCTCCGCAAGCCACCTCGTGATAGTGGCTATTGATTCGCTTCCAGATATCCGCCTGGTCTTTTTTGATGCCAACCAGGATAAAAATTATAATAGCCTGGAGAAATCCAATGCACAAGCCAGCGACCGTGTTTATGGTGATTTCCATCACGCCCCCCTCAGTGCTTTCTGTAATAATAAATTTTCAATATCCCGGTCGCCGAATTAACGTTGTTGTTCGTCAAAACCATCGTCAAAGTGCCATTAATAAACCGCGGCCCGTAATATGATGATCCGATTTTCGGAATCGCATGCTGGCTTACAGTTGCGCTTCGGTTGTTCAGCTCCGCGCCAAATATATCAACCGCATCGGCATCATTAAGGACAATGTCATAATTATCCTGGGGGGACACGGTGCCGGGGTCGGTAGTCGCCATAAATACCCAGCCCTTGAATGAACTGGATGCCGCTGAAGGTACCGTCGCATCCGCCGAATTTGCCGTCCATGTCCATGTAATTGTACTAACCTCATCGTTGACGTTGGCGTAAGATACAACATTTGTTCCTACGGCTGCCCAGGCAGTTACGCAGAAAAAAAGCAATAGCAGGCTGATAAATAGATTTATTGGTACGATTTTCTTCATTGGTATCTATCCTCCTCACTTCTTTTTCGTGTTCTTATCCGGCGGTGGCTCCAATGCGTTGAGGCTCGTGTTTAGGCCTTCCAGCTCGAAATTTGATAACTTCAGGAGTTCTTGCGCATCGCGATATTGGATTTTCATCAATTCTATTTCCGCCTTCAGCCTCATGACCCGTTCAACGGCTAAGTTCCGCTTGAGCGTAAGGGTTTCCTTGTTATCGCCCGCAAAAGCAGGCATGCATATCAGCAGAAGAAGCCAGCCGATAAAAATGATTCTGCGCATATATTCTCCTTATTACCGGGCAGAGCTTTCCTCCCTGCCCGGTTTACAGTTTTATGGTGTTTCTTGTGTCCAGGTCCCCGTATCGGACGTTGCGATCCAGTTAGTGGCATCAACGGCCACCAGACAAAGGCTTTCGCCGACCGCGTTTGCTGTCCAATATTCAGCCGCAGCACCCTGGGATCCGGCTACATTGATTGCATCCCCCGCCGCAGGCGTTGGTCTCAATTCCTGCGCAGCCATAACAATAAAGCAATAATTCAGACCTGCCGCTGCATCTGGTAGGGTCCATGCTGCCGCACCACCGGCTCCGGCATTGGTTTGCACGGTCCCGGATTCGGCAACGGTTAAAACCTTGCCATTCGTGTCATCCGTTACGGTATCAAGGAAGCCGCCGAGCGCCGCCGTACCATCTCCCGTAATTGCATCGCCGGTTGTAATTCCGCCGAGGCCTGCATTCAGTGTAATGCCGCCCGCCGTCGAGGTAAGCGTAATGGCACCGGCGCCGGTACCCTGAGTGTTGGTTACGACGATAGTTTCCGCTGCACCCTGGTTAGTGGTTAGCGCAATGGCGGAAGCCCCCGTGGTTTTGGAGGAGATAAGAACCTGACCACCAGAAATCTCAACATCCTTGCCACTTGCCGCATCAATATCAACCCCGCCTGCCGTTGAAGTCAGGGTGATCGCTCCTTCGCCGGTTCCTTGCGTGTTGGTTACAACTATGGTTTCGGTCGCGCCGATATTCGCCGTTAGAGCGATCGCCGAGGCCACATTATCAAGCGAAGTCATAAGCACCTGGCCGCCATCAAGAGCGATATTTTTCCCGGCTGCCGCATTGACGTCCACTCCGCCCGCCGTCGAGGTTAGGGTAATTGCCCCCTCGCCGGTTCCCTGCGTATTGGTCACAACGATGGTTTCGTTTGCGCCAATATTGGCAGTTAATCCGATGGCGGAAGCTGCATTATCCTTAGAGGAAATCAAGACTTGCCCACCGGCAATATCCACGTTTTTTGCCGCTGCCGCATCAACATCAACCCCGCCCGCACTCGCCTGAAGGCTTATCGTATCTTCGCCGGTACCTGCAGAATCCAGGACAATACTTGCGTCGTTCGCCCCGGTTAGCTGGATTGTAAGATCATCGGCAGCACCATTTGTAGCATGGCCGAGGACAAGCGCCTCGTTGCTTCTGAGGGTGATTGGCGTCGCGTTAATTGTCACCGCGCCATCAAAAGTTACCGCGCCGTCAAATTCAGAATCACCGTTAACATAAAAATCCTCGCCGTCCATAGCCGCAGTACCGGGCGCTCCGTCGCCTACCCGGAGATTGCCCACCATAATTCTGAGACCTTCAGCAGCAACCGTCGTTAGATCGAGGTTAGCGGCGTCGGTCTTTTTTAGCGTTACCGTTTCATCTGTCGCGTCTTTAAAAATCAGCGACGGTGAGTCAGTTACCCCGTCGTCAAGTGTGACATTGCCATTGATGATCGACGTGATGGTCAGGGTATCGGTAGCTGCATTGCCAATATCAACATTACCGTTCATAACTACCGCGCCGGGAAGATTTGTCGCCCCGGTCGAGATTCCGCCGATTGTGATGGCGCCGTTGCCGGCGGCGTCAACCGTTAATGCGGTGTTTCCCGATGCGGCTGAGGCAATCGCCTGTTGATACCAGGTTGTTGCCGTAACGGATGTAAATGCACCACTTTCAAACGATGCCGCCCCTGCCTTCGATACGCTCCAGGTTCCACCCGATCCAGCCAGATCGTTGCCCGATCCGGTATTCGCGAACTGGATTGCGTCGCCCGTGGCCTGCACACCTACTGTAATAGTCAAAACATCACCGGATTGAGCGCCGACAGGAGTTTTGCCAAGAGCCAACACGCCATTGTTATCAGCCGCGTTGTTGGTGATAGCCACCGCTCCAGCGTCTGCCGTGATCGTGATCCCGCCATTGTAAGCGTCATCCAAGCTGCCGGAAGTCCCGGCCGCCCAGGACAAAGTTCCGGACCCGTTCGTTTGCAGATAGGTGCTGGCGCCGCCATCCGCGGCCGGCAAGGTATATGCGACTGTGCGAAGCGTTAGTGTCGCATTATCAAAACGTACAGCTCCATCAACCTCGAGGGTGCCCTCAATATAGGCATCCTCGCCGTTCAGTGTTACCGTGTTTGAGCCGTTACCGACCTTGATGTTGCCCGTCAAAACATTAAAAATGGAGCTCCCTGATGCGCCGTTAAATTTCCAATAGTTGGCCGTCATGTTGTCCATCGTGTCGCCCTTCGGCCCGCCCAGATAGCCCTTGACCATTATATTGGTGTAGTAGCCATCCCAGTTTGTCGCAGCCATAAGGGGCGCTGCCATCACTAAGGCTATCAGCGCCATAGCCATCCAGGAGATTATAAGTTTTTTCATTTTTTAGCCCTCCTTTCGGCTAATTATGCCACCGCGTCAATGATAAGATAGGCAAGGTCTGTGCAAATTGCCTTTTCATCTACGGACATCTCGACTTCGATTTCCTGTCCGCCGCCTCCACGTTTTTCGTCTCTGTACCGTCTGACTTTAAATCCCGCACTCGTCGATTCTTGCGTCCAGCGAAATGTTTTAAATGCCGTGAGATTATCCAAAGTCACATCCGTATCAATATAGGCAAGCACTACGAATTTGCCCCACAGGTTGGCGAACGTTGCCGTTTGGCCTTTCTTGGCTGAGTTGTACTTTGCTTTTCCTACCAGAATTCGGTCAACCTCAAAAATCTCAGCCATTGCCGCCTGTTGCACCATTGCGATATTCGTTTTTGTTGCGCCGCCTTTCACGTGATCGAGAAGCTGAGGATGCCGCTTTAGCTTGTCATAGACATCCTTTCCCATGATGATCGTGTTAGGTTCCAGGAAGCAGGCTGCCTTGCCCGTATCAATTACTCCGATTGGATCGCTGCCAGCGTAATCGGAAAACTGCGTTGTGCCGGCCAAGGTTGTCTTATAACTGCCGCCGTAATTTCCCGCCGTAGTGACCAGGGTGGCCACCCGATTCTCAAATCCCAGCAACAAAAGATCCGTCAAAAATCCCGTAGTACGCTCAGTGGGATTAACGCCAGGATCTGCGTTTGCCGCTATAGCGTCGCTGATAAAATCCTTTAGTGCGCGGTCGATACAGGCATAGGTCCCTGTGGAGCTTCCCCAGGTAACTTGATTGGCCTCGCTTTTCGGCCCCCGAATGTCATCGGGAAGGCTAAATTTGTCGGCTTTGGTGTAAATCAGGTAGGACTGGCTTTTGTTGTTAACCGGCACAAAGGGCGCTACCTGATCAGCTATGAGCTTTTCGTTACGATATTCCACCGCGTAATTTGACAGCGGTCGGTCTACATGCACGTCTGAGTGTAACATTTTACAATTCCTCCTTTCTTATGTTGCGCTGATGTAGCTCGGGCCAACGACAAGCACTTCAATGGTATCTCCGTCATCTGTCGCATCCTCGAGAGCAATCGCGCCGTAGAGATCCTTATCGGCGGTTACCTTTGCCCCATGATAATCATTTCCCGATCCGAGCTTATCCATCTGGGAAATATCCGTTCCCGCATTAACTACCATTAGCGATACGCTTCCCGGCAGAGCTACTTCTGCCTCGGCATTCGCAGCCGAAGGTTTATTTTGCAGGATCCCCAGGGGGATTGTCCCCGCACTGGTATCAGCATAATCGACCAGGCCATCAGTATCGAGGGTAACTGCATGGAATTGATAGCTGGAAAGGTCTCTCTTGGCCTTCCAGGTCTTGGTGTTCAGTGGTCCATATTGTCCTGTTGACATGTTTTATTCCTCCCCTCCTTCATAGATTTTTGCCAGGGCCGGGTGTGCGGCTTTTGCCTTCACCAGCGCCTCGCTGTAGGTGCATTTCTCTGTTCGCTTGATTTCTTTTGCAAACCTGTCCAGTTTATCGCCCGCTTCTGAGAGCGTTTTCGCTGTATCGGTTGCAGGTTTAAAGTCCTCCGCCGATGCTGCCGGGATTCGAGGCATTCCGTCTTCAAGATAATCTTTAGACCTGGATTCCCTCAAAACCTTTTCTGCGGCCAAAACCTTGACCGCCGCCTCTGGGCCGGTAGTCGTGCCATCTGACGCCAGCGCTTCGATCAGCGCTTCATGGCCAGGAATTAACTGACCCCGCACATCCATGATTCTGGTTCTTTCTGACTGGGCTCCCATCACCGTGCCTTCTGCTTTCCCTCTCGCATAGGCTTCCTCTGCCGCTTTGCTTGCCGCTTCTCCCTGGATCGCCGCAAATAGATCGGGGTAAGCAATCGAAAGTTGTTCTTTTGTAATGTTTTTTTCCATTTCCGCTCCTTTCGTCATGTCGCTGTGCATCGACTCGCATTCTTTGTTCCGATCATCCTCACCGGGATAATCTTTCATCATGTTTGCGTCTGCCATGCAGCGAGACATCCAATCTGTTTTTGATTCGCCGTTTTTTGGTTTTGGTTTTGGCATATTGCCCTCCTAATATTGCTTTTCAATCCTCGTCTTTACCATCGCCCTGATAGTTCGTATCGAATTTGGATCTCCATATAAATCTATTATCGTGCCCTTCGTGGAAACACCGTCCACGAGGCTATTATCAATCGCTTGCTGGCCGAAAAAGGTCGCGCCCTGGCTGATTTCCGTAGCCTCTGGGATTGCCATTTTTCGATTTCTTAGCAGCGATTGTTCTGTGAAAATTGCTGCCAGATAATCGACTTGCTCCTGTAGATAGGTTGCCCCCTCTTTCGACAGCGGTTTATGACCGGATGCGATCCGCTTGTATGGCCCCGATGTAATTTCTGTCCATTTTACGCCAATCGCTTTATCAAATTCGCTTTGATCGACGTGAGATCCCAGGACGGCAATGGAGCCGACTTCAACCGTGCCTCCGGAGATAAATATTTTATCGGCCGCCGACCCTATCCAGTAAGCGCCTGAGCAGAGATTACCATCCGAGTAAGCGATAATCAGTTTTTGACCGCGAGCTGCAAATATTTTGTTGCACAATTCTTCAGTGCCGTCCACCGTGCCACCCGGAGAGTCAATGTCAAAGAGAATTGTAAAAACGGATTGCTTTTGTAAAGCCTCATCAAACGCACGGCCTATGTCTTCCGTCGAACATCCGCCGAATAGCCAGGACATCAGCGTCTCGGTTTTTGATATCACGCCTTTAAGTGGTATTATCGCAACGCCGTTATCTATTTCCATCCCGCCATCATCCTCAGAGGACATCATGATTCCAAACTGAGTCGTTAGGCCCTTCCAATCAATCTTCTCGCCGCGCAAATGAGATTGATAAATCCCGTTGATTTCCTGCTTAACTTCGGGTTTTATTGCCCACGGTGAGGTCAAAACATCAATTATCCGCATGGGCAATCTCCTGGTTTTGGGGGTTCATCGCCGGTTTTTTAGCACTTTCATATTGCTGGGGCGGCCATAATCCTGCGTTTTCCAACATTTTTTTCTCTTTCCGCCGTTGCCTAATATTGGATTCAAAGTCGCCACCGGTAAGCAAGGCGGTTTCCTCATCGTAAGTCGATAGGCAGCCATCAATCCTTTCCCGCGCACTGCCCACGTCCTTTTCGGGGTCGACATATCCCGGAGAATCACCGACCCAGATGGCGTTTGCATAGGCCTTGCTGATAAGCGGATCGGAAAAATATCCTGGAGCCGCAATCCTGCCCAGGGCGACCGCTTCATATAGCCAAATCTCAAACACCGGCTGGCACAACATAAAAACCAGCCAGGAGCGCCGAGTTTTAAAAAATCGCCAGGCCTCCAGAAGCGCCGCACGGGAAGCCGAATAAGAACTTGTAAAATGCCGGATTAAGACCTCATATGGGATATTCAATGCTGACCCGATCTGCTCCAGGATTGAACGCGTAAAGGGGTCAAAGCTTGCATTGGGTCGGCCCGGGTTAGCGAAGGCGACCTTCTCGCCTTGCCTCAGCCCCACTATAGCGCCGTTGCCAAGTTTTAAATCTTTGTCATCGGCTGCGGCGCCGGTTTCATCGCCCTGGCCGCCAGTAATATCGATATCGTCAAGACCACCGCCCGATTCACTTTCGACAAAAACAGTGAAAAGGGCAGCCACGACAGCCGCCATGAGTTCGGCATCGCGGTATCTATCGAGCAATTTTAGGGTTTCGAGCACCGGGGCCAGAAAGGGCACGCCCCTGGTTTGGCCAGGGCGCAGGACGTCAAACAGGTGCAGGACATTCCGCAATCCCGTTTTTGAGCCAAACGCATCGACAATCTCCCATGTATACCTGCCCGGCGAAACATAAGGTGAGTCCGGGTGTTGATTCATAATGTGATATCGCAGTGGTTCGCCGGTTTGGTCATTCTTTTCTACGCCGGCGATTAAACCGGACTTATCAGGCGCCCGGTTGTTGTTGCAAACACGATCAGCCTCCACAATCTGTAATCTTAGGCTGTAGGGCGTTTTTCCCCGTTTTATTCGCGGAGTTAAAATAAACGCATCCCCATTTTCCAGTGTTTGCCTGAACGCAAGTCCCTGTATCCCTGCAAAATTAAGCGTCCTGGCATAATCGCACTCCTGAGATTCAGAGAACAAGCGCCATTCCCGTTCTACATGATCCTGCCAGGCATCGGCCTGCTCTTCGGTAAGCCCCAAATACTCGTAATCAATACGGGATTGCAGCTTGAGGCCGGTTCCCACAACATTGGAAAGCGCCGTGCCTATCGCGCCGGTTGCGATAGGCACGTTGCGTACAAGGTCCCGCGACCGCTCGCGGAGTGTTGGCAAATCATAGATAATATCGGCATCGGCATCGGCCGCGTTCGTCACCCATTGCGACATAGAGCGCCGTCCTCTCTGTGCGCCAACATATGATCCCGTAACTGCCTGGAATATGCGATTTTTTAGGCGAGCGCTGCCATGTCGCGGAGAAAACCAATTTACAAACCGATCTACCGGGCTAAGCGTCACGTCTACTGGCTTTCCGGCAATGTTGATGGTTTTTGATGAGTTCAGTTGCATGGGGTGATCCCCTTGACCTGGCGGCCACCAGCAGTCAGTTCCTTAACCTTGCCGTCCCAGAATTTGACTTGCTCCTGAGTATCGGCCAGGGTAACTTGCTTACCTCCGGTCGAAAACGATTTACCGCTTGCCAGAGCCACTGATGCGGCCAGCCATGCCGTTAATTGCGCTTGAGCTTGCGCGAGTGTAATCCCTGCCATAGAGGCTTCCTCTGTTTGCGGCAA